CCCAAATTTAGCTTTTAGCTAAAGAAGGATCCTCCGTCATCGCCACCGTTTTACGAGTTTACTCGTATCACGGCGTGTGTATAACCGAACAGAGAAAGGTTCTCGAATTTCTCCGAGAACCCCAACACTGCATCTGCGAGTACTAGTAGCCCTTTTTACAAAAGGTGTATGGTCGACTTCTGCGAAATATCGCAGAAGCATTGACCATCCATCTATTTGTTTATTTAAGGGTTTGACCTCTAAGTCCCAGACACGAGTCTCAAGCCTTTGCAGGCTGAGGTTCGATCTGGTCCTCTTTGGTCGGTTGTACTCCGGAACTTCCATAAGCGAGGGATAGGTATGATACCCATCGAACTCAGGAATTTCTTGATAAATATCAAGAAGTCTCTGTACGATCAGATCGTACGTCTTATAGAAGTGCTGTTTATAGAAACTATTCGCATAAGCGATATAGCTAGTATAAACATTCGGGGATGGACGATATGCCCAGCATGTACGAATACGTACAGGAGTAATACAAACGCCTTTATAGGCGTCCATACCACAGGATTCTCTAAAGAATCCGCTGGTACAGCTCTTAGCTTGGTTTATTCGTAAACCAAAAGCTTCGAGCCATTTAGTGGCGTGCGCGGCTTTCGCCGTTTCTACCACTACATCATCGCCGTACACTAGAATGCTCTTGCGAGCATTCGCATCGGCTTCGCATGAGGACAGTATAGCCCAGATAGAGAGCGCCATGATGGGGAAGCATAAAGCTGACCCCATTGGAGCAAACTTATCTAAAGGAAGTACTGTCCCGTCAGGAAGCTTAGTGGACTGTGATCTGCTGCTCAGAAGCGCACGTAAAACGTGTGCTGGAAACAGCAGGCGAACAAGACCAACAGTGACACGATCACTTGCCTCCTTGAGGTCAAGTGTAGCGTATCGACCATTTCGAGACCCAAAAAGGGCAGCGATTTGGTTAGGTGATTGGTCTGTGAAGTGGATGTTGTACCTCGTGAGAGGATGCGACTCCACCCTTCGGACTATAGCATCGCCAAGTCCCTGTTGGATCCATTGGAATTCCAATGGTTCACAGGAGATAAGGCGAGGACCACGTGAGTCTTTTGGGACAAGGATAACCTTGGCCGAAGGCTCCACCTCAACAAGCCTATTAAAGGCTTTGTATGAGTCGCATATATGACCAAGAGATGCACAAAAATATGCATCAAATGGGTATATGGAATCAATCCTCTTGTTAATACGAGACCAATGGTACTTACCCCAGAGGCGTTCTCCAGTGGAGACCGCCCCAGGGCCGTGCCGTGGTCTTATATCAAGAGGATCGAAGTTCGAAAAGACTCGCGAGAGTCGAATTCGAGCTTTGCGGATTACAGAACGAGCTTCTACAGGATATATATCCTTTAGGGCAGTTCTGTCGTTATCGAGTTGATCAGCAATTCTGTTGAACAACTCGTTGAACGAAGAAATATCGCTCTCAGTTTTTACAAACTGAGAAACGACGTTCGCTTCATCATCAGGCCGGTAAGGCAGTTCGAGTTTGTAAAAAACAAACAAGATCTGATTTACGTGTTTGATGCAGTCTACACAGGGTGTTGGAAGAACCCAACCTTCGTGTGAGAAGATGCATTGGAATAACTCACCCATGAATTTGGGGAGTTTACTACCGGGTCGGGCTTTCGCCCATCCAGTAGAGTCTAATGGAACTTCTCCTGATAAGGCCTTATTAAAGGACTTACCAAGAAGTGGTAAAGCTTTCGTAAGAAAGCTGATTCCTTCCCGAGCAGCACGATTCTCCATCTTCTCGATGGTTAATCTAGCAGCTCGTGGTGTTAACACGTTACTGTGCAACGTTTGCACGTCGGACAGCAAGGTGGCGATGATCTGTATATACGGATCTAGGCTCTTATTGTTAACCATATGGTATAACTCCTAGAGCAACAACTACCTCGCTCCGATCTCGTAACTAGAAGGGGTGCAAAGATAATGGACTTATCAGTATTACTACTGTTTCGTACACATACTTGCACCTTGAATCGACGAACGTAACACGCTAAAAGCGTACACCGTTCGTCAATGAAGTGCCATTAATACTATTAGTCCGGTGACCGCAAAAAGGTATAGAATTCGAACTTGCGTTCGAATCTACTCCCCATGCGGCATCAGTAGCAGTCAGGGTTAAAGAACCTTGATCAAGCTTGATGGCCAGACTACCAGTAGAGCATGAAGCCAGTATAAACAGGCTAACATGTATAATGGATACTGCCCCGAGGATTTGCATCCATGGTGGCAGTAAGAGTAGCAATCTTTTCATGGCAAAGAAGAGTGGACAGTGCAGGGATATTACACCCACACTGCCACATTCTTACTCGATTTACATCGAGCCATTTAAGAGTGCCGCCGTACCAAAACCGGTACCGTCGAATAGAACAGTCGTTGCAGCTCCAGTTGTGGAGCAGAACGAGTTCAATTCGGCAGCAACGTTCGTCGCTTCCGTCAAGTTAGCAATATCCCCAACGGGGATAACTGCAACTTGATAGAACGATATGGGTCGCGGTTTGCCAGAGACACCCGTAATGGTTTTATCCACACGAGTGACACTGCGCCGCACCATCTCACTTCCTTCTCCAGTTTCAAGATGCGAAATCTTGATCCGGTGAGGGAGGTTAGGAACTTCGCCCGATTGGGCGAAGGTTACAGTACGATCCAGCGTGGACAGTCGAAGAAATTCGACTTCAGTCCCCGCTGCATTCTTAACTTCGTTAGTTACGAGGTTTGTTGGTAGCATATATGTTGCCATTTGTTAGTGGGCCACATGCAAATAAGCAAGTGTTCCACCAAGACTAAACTCTTTCGAGTTTAATCCGCTCAATTGTATTGAGCTAACTAGTGGCACAGCGCTGGGAGTTCTATAATAGGACTCCTCAGTAACCATGCTCACCAATCCGGCTACCGAATGTATACAAGAGGTTTCCCTCTTAATGTGCACGCTATAGCCGAACTTGCTTATGTGAGTTACTATCTCCAGCTGCCTTTGTCGAAACTGACTGAGCCATGGGCCAACGCCCACTAGCCAGTCAACAACAAAGGACCACGGGATGGCGTTCCATACGATTTGGGGTGATAACCCCAAGCCGTGATAGTCCGCCAAACCGCGAGCAAGGAGTTCCTTGCTAGAATAATTGGGCATCTCATACGAGAATTCCAATGTAGCGGAGAAACGTGCGAGCGGGTATTTAACTACACGACGAATCAGTACATTTGCAGGAACCAATACATTATTGGCCCCTACATCTGTGCGGTCCTCGTCTTTGAGTTTAGTCAAAGGTGCACCCCAATGGTGTACAATTGGCTGACGCGCTTGCGCGACAAGCTGCTTAAGCTTGTCTTCGACATTTTGAACGCCGAACCAGACGTTCGAGATGTCTTGTAGTAACGGACTCAGGTTGAAGCTATTTTGCAAATAGACATCACCTGAGGCATTGAGGATCGCCTTAAGGGTCTTCTTCGCCCACCAAGAAGGTTTATCAGTAAGGAGAGATGTAATCTTTCCTACGCTGGTAACCTTTAGTTGGTCGAGAGCCTTTGAGATGCGATCCATGGTATGGGGTATAGTCTTCATATCTTTTAACTCATAAATTGAATTTATGAGAGAGGATTGAGGGCGAATACCGGGGAGCATGTATTCACATGCTCGACCTTCGAAACCTTCAGAGTCTTTATAGACTCCAAGGTCAGAACCCTGCCATAATGCGGCCAACCCCGTAAAGGGTTTGTCGGCCGTACCAAATGCCACAACAGGACTCACGTTTGTGCTTAACCAATTCATATCCCACACAATTTGAGTGGGTATGTTGAAGTTATGCCAAACTTGACCAGATGACAGACTGTCATAGGTGCAGTTACCCGGATTCACTTGAGCAACACGTTTATAGTGTTGACAAGGATTAAAGGTGTCTCTAGTTGAACGACTCTTTTTGGAGAAGTCCAACGTATAGACATCCACCACGTCATCAGAACTAGTAACGGTATCGAGAGCTTCAAAAAAGCGCTCAGATCCCGGACAGTTGTAGACGGCGTAAGTACCAGCGCTAGGAAACCTGGCGCCGGTGACAGTATTAATACTGTAACCAAGTACTTGTTTGGGTGGATTACTGGCTGTCCTGAATGGTAGCAACATAAGCAATAGTAGTGTTAATTAACACCAGGAGTAACTGCTAAG